ATTTGCAACCCCAGTTACCTTGACATTATTCACATAACCATCCAACGACTGATGCCCAGTTAGAAAAGTTGCCTTTGTTACTTTAAGAGTTTTACCCTCTTTAGTTATATTTGCAATACCATTTCCACTTGTTCCATCAGGCTGAACAGCATTCACATATCCTGCCAGTGATGTATCTGTCAAGAAGTTCTTTCCGTCTAACGCAGTTTTAGTTACATAATCATTAAGTGCACTACTCTGTGCATACTCTGGATGAGTATGTTTCTTGGCAGCATATTTAGTATCATGATTATGATCAACATCAGCCTTTTTTGCCAAACCGTCATTCAAAGCCGCAGTTGTCGCAAGCCCAGCTGCTGATGTCAAAAAATTTCCCTTTGTTGCTGTAATGGTATTATCCGACTTAGATACGCTACTAATACCATTTCCTTCTCCTGTTACACTGAGTATTGTAGCTGCATTAGTTTCCAATGTAGTAATTTTACCAGTAGCAGCATTCAAATCCGTAGAATTAGCCTTCTTACCAATTTCAGTATTCAAATTCTGTACAGCAGCATTCACAGCCCTATTCTGAACAGGATTAGTAGAATCTTTCAACTCAGCGTCAACATCAATAGTTTTATTTTCCAGTGTTTTCAGCTTTGAATCTATGGTAGCCATTTTGGCATCATAGGTCTCTTGTGCCACCTTAGCTTTAAGTGCATCATCTACCACCCCAAACTTTTTTGTTACAGTTTTGTTTGCTATAGGATTAGAAGATGTAGCATTAAAAGCAGTATCTACTGTTATTGAACCTCCAGGAGTTGGTGTAATATTATTCGTTTTCTCATCACCAATCTTTTCCCACTTAGATTCATCATACGCCTTATTTGGGTCACCAAGATAAATGTATTCTGTTTTATAGTTATTGGTTGTAAAAGATTCTGCTGGCACAAGATATATCTTCGAGGTATCAATACCAGTTGTAGGCAAAGCATCCACAATCTTATACAATGATGCACTTAGTTGAAGATTACCAGTTCCAAAAATCGACGCTCCGTTTATGGTCTTTGTTGTAGGCATCTGTGTTACAGGAATCTTACCATTAGCATCAAGTGTAGCCACACCATTTACAGCACCTTTCTGACTCAATGGTATTTGCCGCACATTGTCCACACTACCAAGTCCCAACAGTGCCTTAGTCACACCATGAGGATTCTGTTTGTCGTCAACATGAGAAGTCACTTTGTTGTCCACCTCACCAGCTTTACCATCAGCATACTCCTTCATCTTTCCAGTGAAATGAGTCAGTCCCTCATTGTCCAAGTATTTAGTCATATCTTCCTCCTTTCTTTTTTATTCAAACATTTTGTCAATTTCAGCATTAGTAAGTTCCTGTGTAGCCACAGTATCAACCAGTTTCTCTGCTGTCACACTCTTGTCTACAATATGTCCTGTCCCAATGCTTCCATTAGCTATCTTGTTTCCAGTCACAGCATTGTCTTTCAGCTTCTCAGTAGTGATACTTCCGTCTTTCAGCTTGTCCTCAATGCCGTCAAACATACCCTTCACCAGCTTGTTAGCAGTAATAGTCCCATCCACTATCTTCTCAGCCGTTATGCTGTTAGCAGCTATCTTCTCAGCTGTCACGCTGCCAGCAGCAATCTTGTCCGAAGTGATGCTTCCGTCCGCTATCTTCACGGCATCCACGCTCCCCTCAGCCAGCTTCTCTGCTGTCACACACTTGTCTGCAAGGTCGTCCGTCTTTATCAACGGCACCTTCGTTCCTAATTTTTCGTCATTTCTAAATGTAGGCATACTTTATTTCCTCCGGTTCTTCTGATGTGTAAATCTTTATTTGCAACACTTTCGGCACGACCTCCATCCGTAGGCAGAAAGCCTTCGTGTCCTTATGTTGCTCTATCGGTACACGTAGCCATTTCTTGCCGTCCGTGCTCTGTCTTATCACCACCTTGCCCTTCTTCTTCAAGCTTATCATCAGATAGATGTCACGCTCCAGTCTCAGTGCAGGGCTCGTCCATGCCAGTTCCTTGGCATCATACGTTGTTCTGACTGTCTCCATCTTATTTCTGTGTGTTAGTTCCCAAGCTCTGAACCGCAATGCTGAGCATAGTCTGTGCACCAGGGTCTTCATATGCAGCCAGAAGCAGGTAAGCGATATAGTATATGAAAGCATTTCTTTGAGTGTCTGATACGTTTACGTTCGTTGAGTCGTTCGGTGTTCCCGACAATGTCTGATTGGTTCCGATATACGAGATTTCGGCTGTGCATCCCGACTTCCACGGCTGCACCAGTATTTTTGTCGTGCTGCCACGTACTACGGTCGCCAGCGGTCGTTCTACCGTTCCCTTTGCCGTGTTGTCAAACATCAGCATCGCGTCGTCGCTCGTGTCGTCCACAGGCTTTGCTGCCTTACACCATATGCTCAGCCTCACACGCTGTATGTCCGCAGCAGCTATCCCGTCAGGCACCGTCACCTCGCCAACGTCGTCCACCGTTGCTATGACCGTATTCTGTGTCACGCTCAGCCCTCCCGAACCGCCCGTGCCCATACTCGTGCATTGCCCCGTCATTACCGCCACCCACCTCAGAGCATAGTTTATCTTCGCCCTGATGATGTTGTCCATGTAGGTGTCCTCGCCGCCGTCACTCAGCTTCGAGTCCTCCCTCGTCTCGTGGTCAACACACCATTTCACCTCCTTTATTATATCTCCTACGGTCATATCCAATAGTGTTTAATGTTTATCAGCAACTCTCATATATTCCACTCCCTCATTTCACCAAAGGCTTAGTCGGCCCAGTAAGACTTAGTAAGGCTCAGTTCCAATCACCCTCGCCCTTTACCCCAGGTTCAGATTGGCAAACACCTCTCCCTCCTTGGCAGCAAAAGCCAGAGCCTTGCTCGGGTCGGTAAACTTCTTGTCGTAGTTGGTGTTGATGTACACAAGCAGCTCATCGGGAGTGGTCACCGAGTCTGCCGTATCCACGTTCTTAGGCTTCTCTTCCGGCACGACTTCCTCTACGTCGTCCGAGGTCTTAATCTCGCGCACCAGCACCACCGTACCGTCTTTGAACAGTTGGCTCGCTTCGAGCAAGTCCTGAAAGTACTTTCCCTTCAGCGAGATTTCGGGGCATGTTCCGGCAATTACATTGCCACCAGTGAAGTTATAGCGCACCGTGTTTCCACCTGCACCTTCAAGCACATGCGAAGCGTTATTTTGAATCTTTTTCAGTCTGTATATCTTAATCATCTGTTTCTGTTTTTATTAAAAAGCCCCCACTGAGCAATGGAGCTTGCTCTCAATGGCTCAGCGAGGACTTGTCGGGACAATATTTTTTATTAACAACTTCTTTTTAGGCGGCTACGTCCTGGCCCTTGTAGGCTTCCCACTTGGTGCCGTTGTAGTAGTACACCGAACCCTTGTCATACTGAACGTCGCCAGCGGTGTAGTCCTCAGTAAGAGCCACCTTCATGCCCTTTGCCGGAGTGTCGGGGAGCTTTGCAGCCGAAATGATAGTACGAAGTGTGGTCATGCCGAGCTTCGAAATCTTAGCCTCTGGGCCTACGAGCACCGAGTTGTAACCGCGCAGAGCGATACAGTCAGACTCCTCGTGAATCCAGCGCTTGGCGTCGCGGATAGCACCCGCACCCTTCGACATGTCGTTGGTACGCTCCTTGTTGGCTACACGTACGTAGCGACGGCTTGCCTTAAGGTCTACGATAACGGCGAAGTCCTCCATGTGCATGAGGTCGAGGGTCTGATCCCATACTACGTCGAATGTACCGAAGGTGTCCTTGATACGCTTGAAGGTAAGGTCAAACTCGTCGTGGTTGATGATGTCGTTCTTGCCGTCCTTCTCAATCTTCATCTTCTCCATGTTCTCGATGAAGTTCTTGCCGGCGAATACGTAGGCGTGGTTGTTCTCTGCGAAGTCCGTAAACTGAAGCTTCGACAGGGCAATCCAGTCTTCCCACTTCTGAATATCACCGATAGCGTAGGCGTTCGTCAGCTGTGGCAGAATGCCCTCTGCAATATACACGTCCTCTACAGCGCCGTCCTCGGTCAGCACCTTGAAGCGCTTCTTTGTACCAAGCCAGTACGAACGCTCTGCACGGAGGTTGTACTTCATGATTGCGTCTGCCTTAAGGTCTTTCACCGAAATTGGCACCTTGGTCTGCACCTTCTCAAAGTCTGTGGTGAAGAGAATGTTGAGCAGCTTCTTCTGTACATATACCTCCTTCTCACGGGGCTGTGAGTTCTCGGGCGGAACCATGAGCTGCGACTCGCTTGCTGCGGTTGAGCCTACGAGGAATACCGTACCCGAAGGAATGTCCGGGCAGGTCATGCTGTCAAGGTCTGTCGACGGTGTACCGTCGTTCTTGGCCTTGCCGTTGGTGGCCTGTAGTGTCACCTTCTTGCCGTTCGACTCGATTACATACAGCTGCAAGATGCCCTCACGCTCTGTTGTCGAACCTTCCTTGTAGCCCTCCACGTCGGGCACGTACACGGTCGAGCACTTGTAGAACGGACGCAGCGAACCCGAGAAGTTGGTCGAGTCCAGCTTGATGGTGTCGCCACCAGTGATAGCTGCCGTTGTCTTGCCGTCGAGGGTCTCACCGCCGATACGCATGTGCTTGGCAGTCCAGTTCTTGATAGGAACCTTAGCGGCAACCTGTCGGGCGATACTGAGAAGCGGAGTCTTGTAGGGGTAGAATTTGACAATTTTATTATCCCATTCATCGTCAATCATGTCACCCTCTTTGAGCTGGGTGGATGAAGCCTGAGAGCCAGTCAAATCCTGTCCGTCCTTTTTGCCACCGGGGCTGTTGAGGTCGCTCTTGCCAGGCTCAACGGGTTCGTTGGCAGCAGCCTCAGCAGCGGAAGCCGGGTCAGGACCCTCGTCGCCAATCTGAGGCGCAACGTTTTCGGCAACAGCCATGAGCGACGCGCCTCCTGTCACTACCGAAAGAATCATGAGGAGCATCCACATGAGAAATCTTCCGCTCTTAACAAACTTGATAATCTTTTCCATTTACTGATATTTTAAATTAATAATTCGTTAAACCAATCCGTCCCAGAAGCTGCTGCCCTTCTTCTTGCTGGGCTGAGCACCGCCGTTGGTGTTAAGGGTAGGGGGCAGGTCATTCTTCTCCGAACGCTTCACCTTGTTCTGAATCTTCTCGTTGCGTCCCTGCATAGCTCCTTCTTCACGAGCCGAAGCCACGTCAGCGTCATAGTTCTGCGCGTTCTTGAACAGCGACCATGTCTCTGCCGACACCTTGCCGTCCTCCGCTTCGCCTATCATCTTGAAGAACTTCTCCCACAGGTCTGCCTTGGCATCATCGTCAAGACCCAGCTCGTCCATGGCATCTGCCGACTGTTTCAGGTTCTCCGCAATCTCTTTCTCACGGTTCTCTTCGTCAGTCTTCTTCTGCTGGAAGTCCGCAATATGCTGAGCCACTTTCTTGCCCATTTCCTCGTCCTCCAAGGCTGCGCCGATGTCAATGCCCTGCTTAGCCATCCACTCTATCGGACTCATGTCGGGGTTGTCCTTCAAGTCCATGGCCATTGCTGCAAGCCAGCGGTTGTTGTCAAACATTTCGCTCAGCGCACGGCCGTTCTCCTCGTATGCCGACAGAGCGTCTGCATCATCGTTCATCGCACCGTACCTCGCTTCCTTGTCCTCAAAGTCAATGTCCTTGTGACGCTTGCCGAACCGCTCCGCAAAAGCCTTGCGGTTCGGACGTTCCTCCACAGGAGGTGCCATCGCATCCTGTCCGGGTGCAACGTCATTCTTGTTCTTGTTTTCTTCGTCCATTTTTCTTTCTGTAAAATTTAGATTTGACTTCTAAACCGCAAATATCTTAGTTTTTTATCACTGTTTTTCCGTCTTTCGTCTGTAGGACGAAACACGGCATTTAGGGCTTGTTTTTCACGTATTTTTGCGCTGATACTCAATGTTATTACATACAGAATATGCAGAAGAATATACCCACATTATCACGTGTTATGCCGTCCTCGGGCAAGACGTTCGACTCCGTGCGCCGACGCATGGAACGTGAGCACGGCAGCAATACCGACTACGGGCTGTTGCAGCGCTGTTGGCAGGCGTGGAACAATCTTGAAGCTGTACGCCTCGCACGCGACCGGGCTAAGCGATATTGCTACGGCGACCAGTGGGGCGACACCGTAAGGGTCTACAAGAACGGGTTCTATTACGACTATACCGAGCGTGAATATCTCAAGAAGAAAGGCTCTGTTCCTCTCTCCAACAACGTCATGGTCTCCATCCTCAACACCATCGTCGGACTCTATGCCAAGCAGGGCACCGAGCCTGTATGCTTCGCACGTACACGCTCCTCACAGTCTCTCTCCGATATGATGTCTGCCACAATGCAGTGCAACTGGCAGAACACGCAGATGGAAGACCTTCTTAAGCACGTTCTCGAAGATTATCTCATCGGTGGAGTAGTGGTCTGCCGTGAGTCATACGAAGACCGCGAACAGGAGATTGAAGACTCATGGACTGATTATGTCGAGCCTAACTATGTCTTCTGGGAGGGTGGTTCCGACCCCCGACACCTTGACTTCTCGCTCATCGGTGTGCTTCATGACGTTTCAAGAGAAGACCTTTATAAGAAGTTTGCCAAGGACGAGTACGGACTTGATGTCAACCGTCTCAACCGCATCTTCAATATCGACCCCGACGACGCTTCCACCGAGGGCACACTGCACAACGACACCAACGACCTGTCTAACATTTCGTTCGACATTCCGTCACGTCGTGGCCATTGCGTCCGTGTCATTGAGGCGTGGACTACCGAGACGAAGTATCGCTATCAGTGCTACGACCCTATTGCCACCAACGAGTCTGATGCCTATTTCCGCATCGAGTGCGACGACAAGGTTCTTATTGCCCAGCTCAACGCCAAGAACGCCGAGCGCAAGCGTCAGTACGACCTCATGGGTGTTCCGCCAGAAGAACGGGCTTATATCACAGCCAAGAAGGTGGCAGATAAGTATTGGTATTACACCTACATGGCACCCGACGGAACTGTCCTCTGCCGTGGCGAGTCGCCCTACGACTTCAAGTCCCATCCTTTCACCGTCAAGCTCTATCCCTACATCAACGGCGAGATTCATCCCTTCATGGGCAACATCATCGACCAGCAGCGCTACATCAACCGCCTTATCATCATGAACGATATGGCGATACGTTCCTCTGCCAAGGGTCTTATGCTTGTGCCTACGCAGGTACTCGACGGTATGACACCCGACCAGTTTGCCGAACAGGCCACCGAGTACGACGGAATGATATTCTACACCCCAAAGGCTACTCTGCCCAACTCACGCCCCGATGTCATTACGTCCAACGCTGTCAATCTCGGCACCAACGAACTCCTACAGATTGAGCTTAATCTCATCCGTGAGGTTTCCAATGTGTCGGGTGCTTTGCAGGGTAAGACTCCTACAGCCGGAACTTCTGCTTCACGCTACGCCCAGGAGTCACAGAATGCCTCCACCTCACTTTACTCAATCCTGAAGGACATCGAGTCGTTCACCGAGAACGTCGCACAGAAGAAGTGCATGATGATCAAGCAGTACTACGAAGACGGACGCATCATATTCAATCGCGACTACACCTCCACGTTGGAGTACGACCGCATGGCTGCACGCGACATCAAGTTCAAGATTTCAATCAAGAACGCAGCTGCCACCGCTGCCTATCAGAACAATATCAACGACCAGCTCGACAGGCTCCTCGAACTTGGTGCTATCAATGTCGTGCAGTATCTGCAAAACCTCAACGCCCCGTTTGCCGACCGTCTCTTGCAGGACATTCAGAGCCAGCAGGCAGAGCTTGAAGCGCAACAGGCAGCAATGCAGCAACAGCCACCGCAAGACGGCATCGTCCCCGGTGCCGACCAACAGGCAGTCCAGCAAGCACAGCAATACCTACAGCAATAACAATAAGGTATCAAGCAATCTCAATCAATGGCTCAGTAAGGCTTAGAAAGGCCCAGCAAGACCCATCACCAACAGCCCAGTAAATTAAAGAATCACTCAATATGTCAATATCCGTTACCCTATCCGATGTCACCGCTGCCGCCAAACAGCAACTCTCCATTATCGGCAAGCATCACAAGACAGCCTCGGGCGAAACCCTTTTCTCCACGGCTACGCTCTCTTCATTGGAAGAAAGCGCAATGCCGACATTAGCTCAGTCGGCGGCGCACATCGTCGTCGCCGAACTTTCTCCCATAATCACGTCATTCACAGGAGGTGAACATCTGTCATTCCGGATTGACAACGACCGTTGGAACAACGGCTTGAACTCGGCATTCTCTGCGGCTTTACAGTCTTACCTCATAGCCAGCACTGTGCAGTCGGTCATCAATATGTTCGCACCCGACATCGCGCCAAAGTACACTGCCGATGCCCAACAGTTGCTTGCTTCGCTTGTGAAAATGGCTTTCACGAAACAGCAGCCCAGCTCCTCTTCCGCTGCATTCAATGTAAGCGCTACAGCTACTTTAGAAGACAGCGAAAAAACCGACGGATACAGCAATTGACAATAAAACAATTTGATTATGAAGATAACTTTCACCATTTCCAAACCACTCGCTATAGAGGCAGTCAAGAGCGACACCTACATCAAGGGCTCTATCGACTCGTCAACACAGCAGGGAGCTGACAAGCTACGCTACAACGAAACCGCTGGCGACATAGCCGTACACGAACGGAAACTTGCAAAGGATTTTGTGCGAGGCGTAGAACGTTTGAAGTCCGTCTATGTCGATTTCTTCTCACCCAACCATCAGTCGGTGGGCGACTCTTCTATTTCGGCTTCCTATTCCGGCAACGAAGGCTCTGCAAGCATCATCATTGTCATATCACGACGCTTCAACGGTGCTCTCACCGATGCCATAGCCAACTACTCGCAGCAGTACGTCGAGGAATACATGACTTATCAGTGGTGGCTGTCAGCAGGACAGCAGCCACAGGCCGAACCACATGCCGCCATGATGAAGGATTTGGAAGACCGCATACGCAAGTCGTTCACCATTTCCTCGCCATTGCAGGCAAAAGCCGAATACTCATCCGTGAACGGGAAGATGTGCAACGACGACGGTACGGATTTTACAGGCAACTGATGTTTCACCAATAAATAGTACATACTATGATAATCAAATTTCAAATCATAAAGTCGCTTGTCCGTGAAGCGTTCCAGTCTGCCACTTTCCTTAAGGGACAGATGGACAAGATTACCGCGGGAGCCAACAACGCTCTTGTGGCAAGCGAAACGGCTGGCGACGAAGCTCTCCACGAACGGGTGTTCACTTCCGATTTCCACGCTGCCTTGGAAACTCTGAAAACCATATTCGTCGACTACCTTGTGCCTACACCTCAGACCGTTGGCGACAATGCAATCTTCTACAATGAGAAGACTGACGACATCGTGGAGTTTACATTATCGGTGTCACATCGGTTCAACGGCACGCTTACGGACACATTGGCACGGCTGAGCGCCAAGTATGCCGAGGATTACGTTACGATGCAATGGTGGATAAAGACCACCAACGCCAAGCAGGCTGAACCCTATCAGGCTGCTCTTGTCAAGGACGAATCCGACATACGCAAGTGCTTCATCCTCTCAGCGCCACGTGTCCCCACCGTCAAGTTCCCCACCTCTATCACTGCCAAGGTCGACGGCTCCGACAATGGGGGCGAAGTCACGCTTCCTATTGACGAGGACGCAACGGTTTCCTACAGCCTTAACGGCGGTGCTGTTGACGACATCGAGGCACGTTCCGAAGACGTAGGCATTGTACACATCGTGCGCTCTGCCCGTCCTAAGGCGTTCGTCCTTCGTCCGGTTAACACTGGCGTTTCCAAGGTACGCCTCTTCTCTCGCCATTCCGACAACGTCTACGCAGAGTTTACAGTCATAGTTTCCAAAGAGCATTAACCCAAAACAATGTCTATATGAATCACGACTTTTCCGAACTGCATCCGCACATGGCTTCACGCGAAAGAGGATGGAATCCAATCCCCAACCCGCTTGCACCCCAACCGCCACGTCGTGCTTACGGACACTCCGTCAAGCATATTTTCCTACAGGCCGACCAGCTCCTCTATGATGTTGATGCCATTACCGGCATGATTGATAGGACAGCACGTATAGCGCACAACGATACCGAGGTTGCCACGTCCGAGTCCGACACCTACCGTCCTATACTTTTCCGATGGTTCGACAAGTACATAGCCAGTGTTGAAAATTGCCTTTCCGCTTTCGTTCTCAAACCCGAAGGTGTCACCCGTCTCAACGACCTCAAGGAGTGGGACGAACGAGAGATTTCGCTTCTCATGCCCGACTATTGGGATGCCACCGTCTACGACTCTCTTGTCCAGGCGATTCACCAGTATGTAGTTGACGGCGCCCTCTACGAATACATGTCTCTTGTGCTCTCCTCACGCGACCTTCGCACCATCGACCGCAAGCAATCTCTCGAAGAAGGCCTTACCAGCATCCGTGCCCTCTCCTGCCGAGTCATTCCCGGCACAGTCCACAAGCACCTAAGCCCCTTCTAAAGGCGATTGCACCCCAAAATATCACCCCACAGCTTAGTCGGCTTAGAAAGGCCCAGCAAGGCTCATCATCAAGGTTCAAAATTTCCCTCACTATGACAAAGACTCTCGACGACATCCCACTCATATCCGAGCGACGCAAGAAGCTGCTTCCTGCCGGGCGCAAGGCGCAAAAGGAGTTCATTCGCGACCTCCTCTCAACCAATCAGGAGAAGTTCGAAGAGCTGTTCTCCGAACTTGCCGAGCACAACCCCAAGGCATGGCTGCTCCTCTATCACGACATGCAGAAGCACGTTGTCCCCAAGCAGTCACAGCTCAACGTTTCCGTAGGCATCAACAAGGACTTCCAGGAACTTCAGGCACTATCCACCACCAAGACCGACGACCCTCTTGCCATTGGTGCCAACCCCGTCCCACGCATCGAAGATGCCGACTTCGAAGAACTAAAGGAGTACGAAGGACTTTAATCAATAATTAGCCCTCACCCCAAAATTTCACCAACGGCTTAGTCGGCTCAAAAAGGCCCAGAAAGGCTTATCACCCAGTTCACCCAAAGGCTCAGAAAGGCCTAAAAAGGCCCAGTAAGGCCCATTAAATAATTAGAAAATGCTCATTACCGACCGTGACATAGATGCTTTAGTAGCCGAAAACCAATCTCGCTACAATGAAATCTACGGGCCTTACGACCCGTGGACAGGCATCGGCTGCTACGGTTTCGAGTCACGTGTCTGTCTCGAAATACCCGACTTCATCATACCCAAGATGTACGTTCCCAAGGAGTGCATGCGCACCCTCCTTTACAAGAACCTACAGCACTACGGTACTTTGAAGGACGTTCTCATCCATGTCCTCCGCAAGGACTACGACGAAGACTCGCCCGACACGCAGAAGCTACGCGCCCTCCTCACATTTGAGATTTTCAAGGTACGTTTCCGCGAAGACCCCGAGTTCGCCCTTTTCTGTACTGATAAGATTGAGGACAAGAACACGGGCGATATGATTCCCTTTCGTCTTAACTATCCCCAGCGTCGTCTTATAGCACTCTTCGAGAAGCTGCGCCACGAGAAGAAAGCCATACGTGTCGTTATCCTGAAGGCTCGTCAGTGGGGTGGCTCTACTCTCACGCAGCTCTACATCAAGTGGATGCAGGACTTCCGTCACGACGGTTGGAACGCCATCGTCCTCTCGCAGGTCAAGTCCACATCAAAGAAGATTAAGGCCATGTACCGCAAGGCTGTCGAACGGCAGAAGGGTTGGACTATCGGACACCCGGGCGTACAGCTCATGCTATCGCCCTACGAGAACTCACCCGACGACTTCATCGTCACCGACGGCAACAAGGCTCTGCGTCGCTCCACTCTTACCGTTGCCTCCTTCGACAACTTCGATGCCGTCCGTGGCAACAACTTCCACTGTGCCCACTATTCCGAGGTCGCCTATTGGAAGAAGACACCCGAGCACGACCCCGAAGGCGTTATCTCGTCTATCTCCGGTGGTATTCACAACATTGAGGACAACATCGAGGTCTTCGAGTCTACTGGCCGTGGTGCTTCCGGATTCTTCTACGACCGCTGCCAGCTTGCCATGGATCCGTCCAACAACGACGCCTATGCCTTCATCTTCATCCCTTGCTTCATCATCGAGAACGATATGGAGCCTGTCGAAGATGTTCGGGCTTTTGCCGAGTGGCTGCTGCGCAACAAAGACCGCTCCACATGTCCTAAAGGCTTTCGCGAGACGGGCAAGTTCTTTTGGCGTATGTGGGAGAAAGGTGCTTGCTTCCAGGCTATCAACTGGTATCGCAATTTCCGCAACAAGTTCAAGACTCATGCTTTCTGCGCCACTGAGGCACCTATCGACGAGGAGGAGGCTTTCCGCAATTCCGGCAACCTTGTCTTCAATCCCTATTCCATCGACGACCTCCGTCATGGCGAAGTCAAGAAGCCCAAGTTCCTTGCCGACATCGTCACCTCCGGCAAGAAGTCTTACAACACCATTCGCGACTCCAAGATTACCATTCGTGACGATGGCGAAGGCGAACTTAAAATTTGGAGCCTGCCCAACAATCAGATTCTGCGTGTTTCCGACCGCTATGTGGTCAGCGTCGACATCGGTGGCAAGTCCTCAACGTCCGACTACACCGTCATGACCGTACTCGACCGTATGGGCATAATGCCCTCCATCAAGGACAAGCCTCGTGTTGTGGCTCGCTACCGTGGGCATTGCCGTCACGACGTGCTTGCATGGAAGGCTGCTGCTCTCGCTCATTATTACGACGATGCTCTGCTTGTCATTGAGTCCAATACCGCCGACCGTGAGAAGAACAACAACACCGAGGGCGACCACTTCGGCTCTATCATCAACGAGATTGCCGACTACTACCCCAATCTCTACCAGCGTCGTTCCTCTCCCGAAGACACCGCTGGCAACGTCCTCGCCAAGTATGGTTGGCAGACCAATAAGGTTACGAAGGGTTGGCTCATCGACAATCTCGAAGCCTTCGTCGACGACCGACTCTGGCACGAACCCGACACCGAAATGTATCACGAGCTGCGCATCTACGAGCGAAAGGAAGACGGCTCCCTCGGCAACATCGAAGGCTCAGGCAATCACGATGACGTTCTCATGTCCACCGCCATCGCCCTCTACGTATCCACCCACGAAATGGAACTTCCACGCTGGCGCACCGACGAAGGACTCAAACACCACTCTGACGGCGTACGCACCGAAGCCGCAATTTAAAAAAAATATTCACTATGCAAAAATCCCTATCTTTCTCCAAAGGCATCACAACCTCACCGTCCGACCTCCTGTCCGACGACACCGAACTTTCCGCCTCGCGCGACCTTATCTTCCGTAATGGCGAGATGCAACCCCTACGACAGGCAAAGCAGTTCGCAAAGACGAACAATAAACTGCTCTATATCCATAAAGGTGCCGACTACACCAATGCCATCACCTACAACGGCCACATGCTCTTTTGCGGCACACTCAGCGACAACGCCATCACCGAAGACAAAGGAACGTTCTCGGTCGGCACAGTCTACGACATTTCCTCAGTAGGCAACACCCTCGTTGTGGCTACAGACAATGGACTACATTATATTCTGTTCAAGGAGGGCTCTTACATCGACCTCGGAACAGAGCTGCCGACGTACGATTTCTACCCCGCATTTACGCTATGGACTAATCTTCCTCTTGGCGGTAATACAGGATGCTTTCTTAAAGGCATGACTACATCTAAACCTTATAAAGCTAATTATTCGAATGAAAAGTTTACTGGATGTGAACCATGGACAGGATCTCTGAAACCATCTGACAACATCATCACCTTTTTTCACCACGAGGTGAAGGAAGGTTCTGAAAACGAAGCTAACGTACAAAATGCCATACAGGGACATGTGGCAGAACTTATTAGAATAGTCAAGGAAAACAACCGGTTTGCCTTCCCGTTCTTTGTGCGCTGTGCCATGCGGCTTTACGATGGGTCCTACGCACGCATTTCTGTACCAGTCGCTTGTTATCCGACAGTCAACCGCAATTGCTACTTCACTCCAGTTACTGCAAGCGATTACAAAGAGACCACGGGTTTTTCCGAATGCTTTATGTATGCCCCTTTCCACGCACCGTTTGAATATCGCATAGCAGTGGAAGGCATTGACAACTGGAAGGACATAGTAAAGGAGTTTGTCGTATTCGCCACAGATGATGTCATACCGTTTTATATTGATAAGGAATGGAGAATAGAATTACCGTCAAAAACCTCCGAAACCACTTATCGCACTCTTGTTACAACACCTTCATTTAGTAGTATTCTTCCAGGCGTTTCTCCCCTGCAGGATGACGGCATATACCATTTCGATAAGACTAAATACCAAGCCCGCGACGTTATAGTCCCAACTTACAAGTCCGACAATGAAATCATTGACGAAATGATTTCAAAAACACAGTTCTACAAGTTGTTCTCAGTTGGAGTTGAAAGCGTAAATACGTCTGATTACGTTTTTCCTACTATAGCATCCAATGTGGTTGCTACTCTTACTTCTCAGGAGCAGCTCCCAGTTGACGATTATTATGGATGGACTTCTATCGTGCCACAGCAAGTATTGACTTACAACAGCCGTATCAATTTGTTCAACGTCAAACGTCGGCCTTTCAAAGGAGCGAATATGTTTACGTGTGCAACGGCTACGAGTGGCAGTTCGTCAAGTGCTGAAGGTTCGCTAAGATTTTATGTCCATATTGCTACTTCTACATCTATGATAGTCGCTTCTTCTTCTTCTTGGCCACAAGACTTGAAGGTTGCAGATTCTTGGTTCTTTTACCCCGACCCAAGAGCCGTTGATGTCGTTGTATGGGACGCATCAAACAGTCGTGGAATAAAGATACCGCTCAAAACGCATCCGTATCTCAATGGTGCATACGCGTTTAGGTATCTGCCACTTGTCAATCGAATGTCAAGTCCCAATGTGTCCTCTACACCTACCCCCACCTCCTCCTACGAAGTCCTCGACTCCCAAATCTTCACCTCCGTTGTCAACAACCCCTTCGTCTTCCAGGCATCGGGCGACAACACCGTAGGCACTGGCTCTATCCTTGGCATCGCTGCCAACACCGAGCCTATATCACAGGGACAGTTCGGACAGTATCCGCTCATCGTCTTCACCACTGAAGGCATCTACGGACTCTCCGTCAACTCCGAAGGACTCTATTCCGCATCCTATCCCATTTCGCGCGAAGTCTGCAACAATCCCGAGTCAATAACACCCACGGGCAATGTCGTCTACTTCACCTCCGACAAGGGACTCATGGCTGTATCTGGCGGTTCTGTACGTTGCGTCAGTCCACAACTCTCGGGAGCCAATCCGCCGTACTCCGACGCTACGGTCAGTTTCCTTACCTTCGTGCGCAATGCATTCCTTGCCTACGACTATCGCGACTCGCTGCTGTTCATCTACAACGTCAGCTACGACTACGCATACGTCTATAATCTTCTTGACGGAACATTCGCCACCATATCCCTCGGCTCTAAGCGCATACAGCGAGCGGTCTCCAACTATCCCGACACCCTACTGCAAGACTCCAATAATAACGTCTATTCCTTCAGCAAGATACCTGTTGCCCAAACCGACACTCAGACGTATTCCGGTACGTTCACAACACGCCCCCTCAAGCTCGGCTCGTCCATACAGCTCAAGACCATCCATCAGATAGTCCATCTGTTCAACTCTGCTGGCGGAACTCTCAATCTGACAGTCTGGGCATCCAACGATTGCCATAGTTGGAACAAGCTGTATTCCCTCCACGGCAAGCCATGGAAGTACTACCGCTTCCGCTACACTCTCTCCAATATCTCGGCATCTGACACCTTCGCTGGCACAGTCATCGACTTCACCCCACGCTTCACCAACAAGATAAGATAAAAAAAAGGTGCCAGCACCTCACGGCGACAGCACCCAGATAATAAAAAAAGTATTCAATTAACTAACTAACCTTAAATCTTAAAAACGAAAACACAAAACCTAATATGTAGCAGTACAAATGTAGCAAACCATTTACGTTTGGTATAAGCATCATTATCAATATCACAGGCATTCCTGCCTTCAAGTATTCCTTCCATCTTCCCGTCTTGCCCCACATAATACCGAACATCGCAAACAGCATACCCGACATACCCACAGTAGGCTTGTCCGCCCACATCGGCATCCAGCTCGCAGCCACGGCTATCACATAGCCTACCGCTACGTTCATGCGCTGTCTCACGCCCCATAGCACAAACAGGTTCGCTGCCATATGCCACACGTTCGCATGCAGAAAACTATAAGTGAAGTGAGGTAGCAGTCCGCCGTGCGCACTGAAACCCTCCAGTCTACTGCCTGCCGTCAGCAGCACGACGCTTAGCGTTGTCAGCAGCAGCTTTACTCTTACGTCCACTGCCATACACTTCGCCATGTCTGAAATCCTTACCATAAAGTCTGCATTTGACAAACGTGTCCTTAATCGTGCGGGGAGCCATGAAGAACTCCGGCGCTGGTTGTGATACTATAATAGGGCATAAAAACCACAGCGACTTGCCTATATACTCCTTTCTCTGAGTCAGCTCCTGCATCCTCTCAAACAGCGAGTAGTACAGCCTCTGCTTGTTGCTGCCCAATGCGTCCACAATCGAGAAGTCACCCACAACCATCCTTCGCAGCTTCTCGTAAGCCTCCTTCGCTGACACGTAATAACGTGGAGCAGGATGCTTCGCTATCTTGTCCCATACCTCCTGCTGGCTCCAGCACTTGGGATATACGTCACGATAGGCTTTTGCCAAGTCTTCACGCTGCATACGGGTTATATCATAATTCTGTTTGGTCATAAGGCTGTGGGTTTTCGATACAAAAATACGCAAACTTAGCCACATAACCAAGTTTGCGTATCAAAATTAAACACTAATAATCAATAATTAGCAATTAATAACCCTAATCACCAAAGGCTCAGAAAGGCCTAAGAAGGCTTAGTTAGGCTCACACTCTCAGCCTTAATCATCACTAACCTTATCCATCTGCTCCACAGCCTTCTGCATTATCATTTCGATGTTCTTGTTGGCAAAATCCACCTGCTTCTTGTCGTCAGCGTTCAGACGCTTCATCTTGTTCCAGCGCTTCATCTGCTTCTCGGCATCTTTGATAATACGGATTCTTGCGTAGTCAGCCGACTGTTCGAATCTGTGTCTGTCGGCAGCGTTACGTATTCTCTCCGTCAGCGGAACGTTCTTGTTCTTCAGCATCGAGTAGTTGCTCGTGCCCTTCTCCATGCTTTCCTTGTAGCCATACCACTTCGCTTTCGTTCTTGCCATGCTCGTCTGTTCCGAAGGAGTGTACATCAGCGAACGCAAGAATGGTATGTCCTTGGTCTCAATCTCCTGTTCCCTACCGTCAGCATACTTCAACACCAGTCCAGTTCCACGGGTTATGAATGTGGCAGCACCACCGCCAAGAGTTCCTATGATATGGTTCAGCATTGCAGGATCAGTAGCCTCGTCAAGCAGACTGTTGCCCCTCATGTTCTCGTTGCCGGGAGCCACGTCGTTAGTCTTGGCATTCACCCACTTGTTCAAGTCCATCAGCTTCTCGGGAGTTCCGCTGTAGGCATTCATCCATGCAGGACGGTTCTTCGTGTAGTCACCCTCTCGGCGTATCGGCGTACCCTTCCAGTCGCTGTTAAGCCACCATTCCACAAATGGAGCAGCAGCCGTAGGCAGCACACCCTTCAAGAGTTCCTTTCCTGGCTCTTTGTCAAAGGTAGCTGAGTTCATGAAGTCCACTACTGGCAGCAGCTGCGACATACAGCCCACAGCGTCCATTGCTGCGTTTCTCGTACTCTTCACGTTCTTTGCTGCAGTCATACCTGCTGCAATGTCACCAAGTCCGTAGAAGGCCCTCAGCTCAATCGCAAGCGGAATGGTCACGAACTCACCGCCACCTTTATATATACACAGGTTGTTTCTCCTTATGTATTCCGGCAACTCGCCATACGGGTCTTTCACGCCCTTACGCTTCTTCTCGTCCTCGCTCGCAATCATGGCGTTGTTCACGACAGCAGCCATTATGCCCAGTCCGAAAGGCATAGCCATCATTGAGGCGACAGTACCCACAGGCGCCTTCTTCACGTTGTTCATGAGCAAGTGTGTGCTCTGCACGCCAGCGTTGAAGAACATCGAGTAGTTCCTTAGGTAGCTCGCAATGGTGCCGTACACATTTCTGCGCATTTCCTTGCTCGTGCCCATTTCTCCGTTCTTGAACGTCTTGATGGCGTCACCCGAACCGTGACGGTTGAAGTTCGTCGACACCTGCTTGGCATCATAGGCACTTCTCACAGCCGAGCGTCCGAGGTCTCTTGATGTACAGAAGGTCGCAAATCGTGCCATGTTCTCTGCCACCTCATTCAGGTTCTCCACGTTGCCTACGAGGAAGTCACGAAGCGCCTTGCCAGTCTTCGCCACCTTGCTGTGTTCACGGCTTACGTCGCGCTTATAATCCTTCTCCCATTCCTGCATCGTCTTCACCTGCACCCATCCGGTCTCACCGCCGTTCTGCATAAACTCCTTGAAGTAGCGCTCCATCTTCGAGTTGCCTAATGTGCCCTCTCTGTATCGTGCGTACAGGCCCATGCCTACGCCCTCCTTTAGGTCTTTCCACTTCAAGCTCTTCAAAGCACCTGCGCCCTCGTTGTATGCCACATTCAGCGGGTTAAGCTCCGCATAGTATCTCAGCCACTTCTTGCCGTACATCACACCCTCCTTTGCCGTTACGTTGCTCGATGCAAACTCCGCGTCACGTATGATGTTACGCATCACAAACTCCGGTGAGTACGAGGTGGCCATCTGAGCCATGAAGCGTGTAGTGCTCTTCAATCCTTTCAGTAGAGCGCTGTTGGGCGAACTGTTCTCCAGCATGCCGTTCAGAGCCTGTGCAGCACGAGGATTGCCCATCACTACGAAACTGTGTGTACGTCCGGCTATCTTCACGTCCACGAAGTGCTCGCTCTTGTTCTTCGCCCTCGCAAACTTGAAGCCTATGTCCGTGCTGTTGCTCAGCGTCTTTGCCTCGCCTTTAGCCTGCTTCGTCTTCATGTCTGTTTCAAAGGCATCCACAATGGTTGCTATATCATGAGCGCTCGCATTGTCGGGTATCTGAGGATAAGCCTCCTCCCAGATGTCGTTGCCGTTCATGTCCGTGCCTTTCTTCTCTACCCACACCTTCGTTTCCTTCACAAGGTTCTGCTCTCCGCTGTTTCTCACGAATCGGGCAAACGCCTGCTTCACGGCGTTCTGTCCGCCGTTCCTTATCGCACGGTTACCCATGGCACCAATCTGAGCCAGCACGTTCACGTCGCTCAGACTCTTTCTGCCCTTGGCGTTCATCAGTGTTTCACCTATAAAGCCCTTGCCGTCCTCACCGCTTATGTATCCGTACACGTCCTCAGCGGTCGCCTCGTCATACTTGCGCAGTGGTACATACCAGTCGAACATATTCTTCACGCGGTCGTGGCGTGTTTTGTCCATCAGTCCGTTCTCATAGTCCGAATTGATAGAGTAGTTCGTGGCATCCTTTATTCTGTTCCAAAGATTATCCACCGAACCCTTCTTCTGGTTCTCCATCTTCGCCTCCTGACTCATCACGGAGTCTATAGCACCAGCATCGTCATAAGGACTCTTCAAGTCGTCAATCTCTTGCAGACCGTGCATACCCGAATAGTCATGTTCCTCTGCCTTGAAGTCCTTGTCAATGTTTTGCACAATCCACTCGTCCATCTGACGGTAATACTCCCTCAGGTCTATCTGTCCCGAACGTAGCTTCTGTCCAAGGATATTTCTCTCGCCCTTCCAAGAAGCTTCCAACGCATCAGTACTATTGGATTCTTCACTCTTCACTCTTCGTTCTTCCCTTATCCAGTCTCTCACGAACAGTACTCTGTTTCTTTCAAGTCCGTGCTTGCCTATCATATACAGGTTACACTCCCTTATCTTCTCCTCGGTGTTCTTGCCTGCAAAGCTGTCCAGCACGTCGCTCATAGCCTTGTCCAGCGGTTTCATCACCTGGTGTTCAAACAGAGTCATCTTGTCGCTCATCGCACCCTGCATGGTGTTCTGCAGAACATAAGGGTTCATCGAACTCTTCACGTCCTCTATCTTCTTGATTGAGGGGTCTACAGCCTTCATCAGTTTCTCAAGCGAAAGCATGTTGTCCATAAACGCCTCTGTAGCCATATAGCCGTGAGCGTTCAGCATAGAATGGTATCTGTCAAGAGCAGTGGCAGCACTCGGAGCAGTACGGTAGTGTATCTGTCCGTCCGTAGCCTCATCCCATTCTTCTTTGGTCATATCCTCGAAGTCATGGTTCTTGCCGTCGTTCTCGTAGAACTCGCCACCGTGTATTTTCGTGTACTCCACATTCTCGTGCTCTATCTTCCACTTCACGGCATCAGCCCTCATCTTCCACCACGGATCATTGCCTTTCTTCTGTACGTTCTTCGCCAGCCACAGCATATACTTCACGTCCTTCACGTTAGGCGATATTCTGTAGCCTATCTCGTGCAAGGCGTCCGTCACCTTGTTCTTGATGTAGTTCCAGAACCCGGGTTCGCCCTTGCCCTTCTCGGCGCTCTCGGCTATGAACTCCTCTATAGCGTCATAGAACCCCATAGAGTCCTTGTCCATACGTTCCTTCACATAGGCTCTCAGTTCGGCATTCACAGGATTGTCCAAGTCCAGCCAAAGACCTCTCATATAGTCGTTGAACTTGTCTCCGAGCAATCCTCTCATGCCCTTATGTCCTACGGTCTCGTGCCACACGGTTTTCTCCGCAGTATACGAGTCGTGGATATTCGGCATATACAGATGCACCTCGCCTGTATTCTCGTCATACCAGCCAGTCACCTGCTTGCCGTTCTCAATGTCACGGCGCACCTCCTCGTTGCCAATCTCCTCAACCGAGTTCACCATCTTCACCTTACCACCAGTCTGCTTCGATACTTTCTCCACAGTCTCAGCAATCCTGCCTTCCAAAGGCTTAGAAAGGCCCAGTGAGGCATCAGTACGATAATGCACCCCGCTTTCTTCCCTTACCTTTACGCCAAGTTCCGAAAGTCTGTCAAGCACATCCTTTAGCTTGTCTGCCTTTATCTCGGCAAGCATAGTGTTTCCTCTTGTCTCAAAGTTACCGCCGTCAACCATTTTCAGTAGCTCTTTATCCAGGAAATACTTGCCTCCCTTCTTGTTGCTCTTCGGGACACGAATGGTATAGTTTCGTGCCATTTTCATATAGTCGAAACCTTGCTCTATCTTCACGTCTCCGTCCGAAGAAGTAATCTCTGTTATACCACCCTTGTTCGATGGTAATTCAAATTTTTCTGCTACGCTATTTATAGGCTTATCGTTAGCAAGTCCCTTCGGCTCAAACTTCTCAGGCATCAAAATGCCAGTCTTCACATCGCCCGTGTCTGTTGTGTACTTCACCAACTGACCGCCCAAGCCCTGCTCCTTGGTGTCAATCAAAGCTTGCAGCAAGTTTCCGGTAATGATATATCCGTCCTTACGGCTCTCGTTGCTTGTCAGCTTGTCCCAGTTGGAGGCATCCATACTCAGCACACGCAGATGCTTGTCACCCATCGCGGATGCCTGTCTTGTCAATCTGTCAATAATACCTATAACGTCTGCCTTGTCGCTTCCGATTCCAACTTTTCCATTTATGGGGAACGTTATCTTTCTTCGTCCGTCCAAGGTAGCAAACGATACGGTAGAGGCGTTTGGAGAGAAGTTGTCGGTTATCTTTATGTCTATCAGTCTGCCATAACTATTGCCGAATCCGCTCAGCTCAGCAGGGTTGTTCATGTCTGTTGGCAGCACGAATGCGTCATCCGTGTTGAAGGTTTCAAGAGCACGCTCAAACACGCCATACTTCGCTTTGAGGTTCTTCACCACTTCGTCAAGCTTTGTCTTCTCGTCACCATAGACACTGTCATACTGATAGCCAGCCATCTTTTCAATCTGCTCGTCGCTCATGCCAGTATATTTCTGAGCCTTCTTCGCATCCTTGATATATTTCTCCTTTGCCTTTGTTGCAGTCTTCACTGCACGCTCCTCGTATTTCTCAGTAGCTTCGGTTATCTTATTGTCAAAGTATTCTTTTGCAGCGGTTATCTTCTCCTTGCGATACTCGTCCCATGACCTGTTACCCGTGAGTCCGTCCTGAGCTTTCTTTACTTCCTCGGCTTTCATAGGCTTTTTCAGCACAGCCATGTTCACCTTCTCTACATAGGTGTTGTCGGCAAAAGCATTGTCACCTCCTGGCTCTGAACCTTCCTTCCAAATACCCTTGTTTATGGTCTTTGCTTTCAACGGCAATTCTGTTATCTCCAAGTCGTTTTCGCCCATTTCGTTCAGACGCTGTATTTCGGCTGCATAAAGGTCGCCTATCTCTTGCAACATCTTCTCCTGCTCTTTCACTTTCAGCAGAGCCATACGGCCAAGCAACTTGCTCGCGTCGCCTCCTGCTTCACTACTCATACCGTCAGAAGAAGCTACCAGTTTCTGCGGGTCTACTGTTGACAAGTCTGCTCCGTAGGCTTTCTCCCATCCGAATGGGTCTGCCATACGTGCATACAAGTCAAGGTGTTCAGCCATGTATTCCTTCACTACCTTGTCTCCGTACTTATTGGTAATGTCGGCTACTTCCATTTCATTGAACTTGCTCTTCTGTGAAGAAGTGGTGTTTGCGTCCAATGATTTCAGCTTTGCCTTGAACATCATCAACAGTCGTTGCTCCGCCGGAATAAGCGACACAACGTATTCGTATGCGCCTCTTGCCACCTGTCCCGTTCTGTCTATACGTCCACGCATCTGTACCTCATCGTTCACGTCAAGCTGCTGCTGGGCAACAATCATCACTCGTTTTCTCTGGTCGGCATATTTGCTTGAAGCATGGAGCGATATACCAGTTGCCGCACTCTTGTTCAAGATTAGCGCGTCTATCTGTCCGTCGTTAAACTCTCTCGCAAGTTTCTTCTTGTCTGTGTCCGCACGCTTCACCTTCGTTACCGTGCCGTTCTCGTTATACGCAAACTCTGTCTGCCTGCCAGTCAACTCGCCTACCTTATATCCTGCCTTCGTCAGCTCGTTCTTGATAACGTCGATAGGCGAGAGCGATAGTCCGGTACTTGTCTTTATTATCTTTTCTTCAAGCGCATGGTATGCTTCAACAGCATCTGCGCCTAAGTCTGATAGATTTATATATCCGCTTTCGCTTTCGTCTTTGGCGTTCTTGCTTGTATAGCGAAGCGTACCTTCAAGTCCTTTCTTTAGTGATGTGCCCAAGTCGGGAGCATCCATTTCTTCGCCAAGCTTAATCTTATTAGTCTGCGATTCATTGGTATTACTCAACGCAATCACAGGCTTCATGCCTTGCTTCAAGTAGTCGATGGCACGCTCTGCTGCAGATTTGGCTTTCAACGAGAGAAGCACTTGCTGAACGGTATTGAACGCCTTGCTTGCAAACGGTTGGTTCTTTATTCCCAAGGCTTCTGTGCCACGCTTTATGCCCATCGACGACTGCACCTCTGCAAGTTCTTCATTACGTCTGTCTACGTATGCGCTCACATAGGTTCTTTGGAAGTTGATGATGTCGTTAAACAGACCGATGATGCTGTCATACTGCTCGCGCTGTTCGGTAACAACTTCGGGGTCGTCAATGGCTTTCCAGTCAATAGTCACGCCTGTCATGTCTCGCTCGCGACGTATCATCTGTCCGCATTGTGTCAGCGCCTGACTCATGATTTCCTGTAGTGTGGCTCCTCCACGCTTCACGGCGTCTATCAAGTCGGATGCTTTCAGCCCTCCCTGGTTCATTGCAGTTCTTAGCGCATAGATTGGCATGTTGTCGGGACGCTTTGCGAATGTTGCCGAGAAGAAGGTCACGTTCTTTGCTTTCTGAATGATGTGCTGGAAGTAGTTGCCTTGACCGCTGTCACCTCCTGCTGTATGGCTTTCATCCAATATCAGATAGCCGTTCTCCATGAGCTTTTCTATAGCGTCACGTCGGGCTTGTCCGCTGAATGCTGCTGCACCAAACTTTTTGCCTTTGGCTAATTTTCTTTCCTTACGATTGCCGTTTTCGTCAAACTCGTAGACTCCATTACCTACTTGACTATATGTTGTCAGTATATAGTCGTATTCCTTTGGCAGTTCGCCGTGTTCCTCGATATAGTCGAGAACACGTTGTTTCTCTTTTTTAGAAGGAACCTTATAAACAATACTGCCTTCTGAATCTGTAACGTTAGCTCTGTTTTCGTCACCAAGTATAAATGGGCGAAGCTCTGGGCTGCCAACATCAACCAAATCACGATAAACATCACTCAGCAATTCTGGTGTCTTGGTAAAATAAATAGGTATCTGACTATTCTTAATAGCGTATCTAACGAAAGAAGCAGCCTGTCTTCCCTTACCAATTCCTGTTTGGTCTCCTATGATGAAAGCATTACCCTTCTTCGCTTGCTGCAATGCAAGGGCTACAGAGTCTACCTGCTCTGCTGCAAGATGTGAATACAAGTCTTCCTTGTCATTATAGCCAAGCTCTTCAACCAGGAACTGGTCTGCATCGCCCAACTTTTCCAAGTTCTTTTTTACAGGTTCTTGCTGGTCGGCAGGCATAACTGATTGCAGAGTGAAAGGGTTTCCACTTCTTGGCGCATAAGCTACCTTCTCGGTACTTAGTCCACGTACGGGTCTGTCCACCCGCTCCAGTTGTCCCCGTGGTCTCCCTCCGCTCCCGGTATTGGTAGCTCCATCAGCATTAGACTGAGTATTAGGCCGTCCATTTCCTCCTGATCCCAATACTCGTCCTTCGGGATTGGGGTTATTTCCTGCCCCCTCGCTCTGAGTAACATCTGCCCCTGCTCCGTTTGCTCCAGTAGTTCCGTCAGGAAGTCCTCCATTTTCTCCTGGCTTGGTTCCTCCTTCTGTCCCCAATACATTGTCGGAAACTGGTTCGGCAGTCTTGTCATGTACTCCTCCAGTACGAACTGAAGGCTTTTGTTCACTCTCTCTGCTTCCTCCTGCTCGTACTCCCTCTTCATTAGTATTAGCAACGCTCGGTCTATTAGGCTTTGCGTTAGCGTCTTCTCCTCCTTCTCCGACGGGAGAATCCATCCTTCCACTTCGTAGTATATCATCGTTTATTCTTTTATAAAGTTCGTCATAACTCTTCACGGCTTCCGCTCTTGCCTTGTCCTTAACTGGAGGATAGGCATTCTCGTCATAGCGTCGTCCGTTAATCAATATAATGCGTGTCGGGTATGTTGTGCCCTGCTTTGCGTACAGGCTTCCATCCACGTTTATCACGTCCTCCACTTTATAGTGGCTGTAGAGATAACCAAGCAGAGCCTTGTCCTTCGGGGTCAAACTTCCGTTCTTGGCATATTCCGTCTTGCCGCCGATGATAATGGCAGCACGACCGTTGTCTTTCATGCTCTCCAAGGCGTTGATAGCCATCTGTCCTTCCAAAGAAGAAATCTTATAGCCGTCATACGCCTTAGGGGTAGCACTTCCAAATGGTGGGTTTGTCACAACCACGTCCACGTCCTTGTCCGCAAACGGCTGTGTTCCGTCTTGGCTTGTTATGTTCTTGAAGCCTTGTCTCTGCAAGTTTGCAAGTCTCTGGGCGTCGATGTCGTTCACATGTACCGCATCCTTAGGCAAGCCGATTGTCAGCATTCCGTTTCCGGCGCTTGGCTCCAATGCGCTCTTCACTTCCATTCCTGCCTTCACATACATGTCTGCAAGGAATGCGTAAGGCGCAGGTGTGGAATACTGCTGCTTCATCACTCTCTCTGAGTCACGCTGATTAAGGCTCGGCTGATTCTCGTAGAGTTTCTTGATGCGTTCAAACTTCACGGCATCGTTGGTTGATTCAGAAGAAGCGATACCTCTTGCTTTCATCACAATGGCAGCTTCTGCAAGTTCCTGAAGGTCTGTATCCTTAATGTCCTTCAAGCCATGTCTCTCTGCAATCTTTCTCAGTTCTATGATGCTCTTGATCTTGCGACCGAAAGCCAGTTGAAGTTTCACGGCATCTATAAACTTCTTCTCAGCCTGCTTCCTTTCCTCGGCAGTCTTTGAGTCGCCCACAAGCTCCTCCTTGTGCTTGGGCGAAGTCTTCTCGTAGTAGTCTGCCCATTCTTTCAAACTCATGCGCTGCTCGCCGTCACGATAGCGAATGTTCATCATCTGCTCGTAGATGGCATCCACATCTTCCTTCTTGAACACCTGGGCTGCTGGAGCAAACTCCTTGCGCATTTCCTTCACCACGTCTTCAAGATTGTGCATACCTCTCTTTATTCTTAGGTAAGCGTTCTCTGCCATTGCGCTCACAAGCTTAGGCAACACTTCAAGCTGTCTTGCATTAAGCCCAATGAACGATGCCGACAAATCCTCTCTGCCAGCTTTCAGCAAGTCGTTCCAAAGGTCGTTAACCTTCTTGTTCGACGCTTCCACAGCTGCATCGTCTGCCTTTTGCTGAGGCTTCTTCACTTCGCCCATAGCTTCTGTAGCAGCCTCTTTCTCTTTAGCAAACTTCTCGGCAGCGTTCTTCATCTTCGCATCCTTCACCTTTCCATAGATGCTCTCATAAACGGCACGATGCAAATCATCCGTCACCTCGCCATTCAGATAATCCACCGCCATATCCTTGGCAATGTCGTCCACATCGCTACTCCTAATCTCCTCCTCAGTCAAAGGATGGTCTTTCTTGTAGTTCTCCGCAGCCTTCACTATCGGATTAAGCGTATTATCTTCTTTCTTAGGAAGAATAGCAAGCGGCTCCTCGCCCTCCTGCGCAGACGCGCCCTTCTCACCCAATGGCTTAGGAAGGCCCAGTGAGGCTTCGGAAGGCTCAGTCTCAGAAGTCTTTGCCGATTCAAACTCTCTCTTCCATAATTTTTCAAGCGATTCAGCGTCTGTTACGCCCATTACATTTTGGTAATCCAAGAAAGAAAACTTGTAATGCAACTCCGCATTTTCAAGCTCCTTACCTGTCTTGCCTTCTTTCAAGGCTTTAAGATACTCTGCCTTACTCTGCTCAAACGTCGCTTTTGTTGTTTCTACAAGCGGATCACGAGTAGTGTTTGTACGTTGAGCCTTGTCTACTTCTCGCTGTTCTTCTCCTGCTTGAATGTCTCTATCATGGCTTCCTCCATTGTCATTTTCGGGTTTGCCTTCCTTATCTCCCTCCAATGCTCTACCGTTTTCTTCGGTAGATACATCATCGAGATTCTTCCGCTCGAGTGTCTTATCTCCACTCTTTGCAAGTCCTTCTTTTCTTCTTCTGTCATTTTCTCTTTCTTTAAATGCTTTTTCAGCTACGTTTAACAGTGTAGGGTTGTTCGTTATTTCAGATATTGCTCTTATACCATTTTTTTGAGCATATTCCACAAGGTGTGCCAATGCTTCATCAGCCAACATGTGCAAAGCTTCGTCTTCTGGAAGTTTACGAGCTTCATCTGTATAATGAGTATCATGCACCAACTTTTCAATAACACTTTCCAAATCTCTTCTGGTAAGTGTGTTCATATCTGTTATTGAATATACAAGGGATTCAACTCTTGAAGGGTCTGTATCATTATCCGCATGAACCGACTCATGCTCAAATGTCTCACGCAATTCTTCCGAGCCTGTACTGCCTTCAAGGTATATATGAATCTTACCATCTTCGTAATATCCAGGATAATGAGCACCCTCTGACATATTTTCTATAATGGTCTTATCATTTTCTGTTTTCGCCGCATCCGCCAAGTCTTGCTTCGTTCTCAATACAACAGGTTCGTCATATCCATTACTCTTGGCAAACTCTTTTACATACTCTCCCATTTGGTCAAGTATACGCTCATGTTCTTCACCCTTAGCTTTCTTAAGCTGCTCTACGGCTTTGTCGTAGTCTGCTTCGCTTGTGATGACGCTTCCTCCTCGCGCTTGCGGTTCAGTTCCCTCAGAGCTGCCAGCATCGCCATTTCCTTCTTTGCTTGAATGTCTTGTTTCATAGTCTTCCCAGTTTCTAAGTTTCAAAAATTCGTTTACAAAATCCTCCTTCGTTGGTCTCTCGCCGAACATTTCCGTCTGACTGGCATCCGCATAAGGAGCGGCATTTCTGTTATACGCCATCATCAGCTCGCGGAAATCCTCCGCCTTACCCTCCAAAGCAAGAGCGATAGCCTGCGAGATAGGGTCGAATCTGTCAGCTGCATTCTCGCCAAACATAGCAGGAGTGCGCAAGTATGCGTCCACACCGCTTCCGCCTTGACGTGCCTCGTACAACAGCTGCACAGCCTGGTCTATCTCCTTCATCAGGGCATAGTCGCCAAGCTTCATATTGTCCGTCACGGCACGTATGCCGTTCAGAGCTTTAGTCTTAAGCATAGCGTCAGCACCCATCATGCGGATAGTGTTCTCCGAGAATACGCTACCCAATAGCAGGTTCTTCACGAAGTCCTTGCCCGAAGCCGAAAGCTTGTTCTCGCCCTCACGCAATCCGGCCACCTCGTTCAGGCCAATCACGCCCTTATCTACCAAACGTGTCAACAAAGAATTTATTGCAGTAGGATTGTTAAAGAATGCGTCAAGACTGCCACTGCCCTCTATCTCGGCTATAATGGCACTTACCTCGTCAGTACTTAACACCTTGGCATTCTTTACCGACTGCTCTGTATTGCCAATACTCTTGGTCTCTTGCCTGTTGAAAAGGTCAAATGTCTTACTTGTAAGCGGCATCTTTTTGTCGGGTACAAAATATACTGTACCCTTAAAGCCTGCCTCTTCTATTTGCTTTGGAGTCCAGCCGAAGCCTTCTGCGTTTTCACTTAGGCTCTCATAATACTTGCCGTCAGTACCATAGCGTTCCGCAAGTTGTTTACCCATAGTCGTGCCATTTCCGCTTAACAGAATACCATCCTGCACAACTGGCACATTCTTTAGTGCTTGCCCGCCAAAGTCTCTGCCAATTTTCTCTGTAAACAGACGCGAATCCTTGTCTTTGTAAGAACGTGAGTTTGAGGAAGAGCCGTCTTCATTAACTGGGAATCCCTCGTTCTGCTTAAAGTCATTAAACGGATCGTGCGAAGGTGTAAGTCCTGAAACCTCGCCATAAAAGTATTGACCAGTTATCTTAGTTCCGTCAGGAAGAGTAATAGAACCACGTCGTCCGGGAATCTTCTTTGATTTCTCGAACTTCTCTCGCACAGCAACACTCACTTCACCTACCGAACCTACTTCACCTACACTACCTACACTACTTACCTTCTCCATTCCAGCCTTGACCTTCTTCTCAGTCATAGCCTTCTTGATATTGGTATAGACTTCCAGCTCTTTCATAGCCGCCTCTATAGCCGCCTTCTTCTGAGCCTTAGCCTCCAACACGTCCGCATCGTCAGCAGTCATGTCTATCTTCATCTTCTCGGCTTTACTCAATGCTTTCTTGGCTCGCTCAATCTTACCATCTGCCACAGCCTCAGCATCCTCGCCGAATGTCTTTTCAATCCACTCCGCACCCTGCTCAGCCGTCATCTGCGAGTAGTCAGCCGTATAACGATCTTTCGAGTCCTTCATCATCGGCACAGGCGTACCGTCCGCAAAAGTAGCAACAGGCTCCTCACCCACAGGAGTAGTCTCTTTCTCACCCACAGGCTCAGTCGGCTCAGCAAGGCTCAGAGAGGCTTCATTACCTTCCTCTCCCTTCGGCTTAGTCGGCTCAGTCGGCTCAGTAAGGCTCGGCTGTCCTCCCTCTCCTCCAGACTGCATTTCAGCGTATACTGTAGAGTTCAACTCCTCCAGCTGTCGCTGATAGTCCTTGGCGTATTCCTCGCTTGACGCGGTACGTTCCAGAGTCACGTCCTTTGCATGCACGAAGTCCATTTCACGAGTAGCAGGGTCATACACCGTCAGCATATCACCGTCACGTACTCTGCCTTCACCATCAAACGCAACGTCTCCAGCTCCGACAATCAGCATCCTACCCTTGTCGTCCTTCACGAACACCATCTGCTCGCCATTCTGCTTCTCTCCGTTCAGCTCGCCCTTATAGCTCCACTGGCCGACGTGCTTCTGTGTCGTCTCCACAATCTTGTCCTGCGTACCCTTGAACATTCCCTGCGTCTTTGAGAGGGCGTTGATATAGTCAGCAAGTGGCGCAAGCTGTTCCTGTGTCAGTCCCGCATTGAACAGTTCCAAGTAAATCTGCGGATTGCTCATGCCTGCCTTCTGCATACGCTCGTATTCTTCCTTCAGCACGTCGTTGCTGTCCATAGCTGCCTGCAAGGCATCCTCCGTCTTCGTAAGGTCACCAAGCACCTCAGACGCAGCCTCATTGTTAGGAGTCTCAGTACCCAGACCGTTCTCCTCCACAACGTCCTTGCCCTCAGTGTTCGACTGCTCTGCATGCAACGTACCAGGTACAAACTGCTCGTCCTCGTAAGCCTTTCTCAGAGCCACACAAGCGTTCTGTTCTTCATCGCTGCGTCTAAGCGGTTGCTTGTCCATTGCAGCCTTCAACTGCTCTGCAGTCATGCCGTTAGCCTCTGCTACAGCTTCAAGAGTTGCCTGTGCCGTCTTCTCATCCTTAATCTGTGCAGCACCATAGGCATTGCTCAGACGCTGATCCTCACGCTTCATGTTCAGCGAGTAAATAATGGAGTTACGCTCGTCAATGCTCTTGAAGCTGTTCTTCGACAGCAGTTCTCCATTCTTGCTGTATTCGTTCACAGAGCCGCCTTCAATACGGCAATTCTCCATCATCGGACGTGCCGAAGGAACGGTGCCCATAACCAAAGCCGAGAACTTTGCCTTTGTGTCCCAAGGAATGGTGTTGTCTGCCATTATCTCGTCGTAGGCTGTCTTCACAAACTCAGCGTCTGTGTTCTTATCCGACTCCTCGCCTTTCCCTTTGGCTGCGGTCTTCTTTGCTCGCATCGCCCAAGATGTCAGACTCTCTTTTCTCGTCAGCGGATTGTTGTGTGCGTCATATCCATAGATTGATTCATTGCGCTTCGGCGCAGACGCGCTTCCGAACAGCTGCTCTTTCTCCTCATTAGTGAAGGTATATCCACCAAAGGCTGCTCTCTGTCCGTCCGATGTCATAAGACCATTAATGTTTCTCGCCACCATATCAAGGTAGCTTTCCTTTACGCCGTCCTTGCTCTGGCGCTTAGGCAGTCTTGCGTGTGTCAGCTTCAAGGCTACGACGTTGGCGCAAGCCTCAAGGTTACCCTCAATGCTCGTCCAGTCTGTATCGTGTCCCTCTATCGTCTTGGCTACATTACCGCCCATGTGCATACCTATTCCCTCCATGGCCAACTGGAACGCCTTGGCAGGAATACGCTTCACTCCGCTAACATTATAGATACCTGCACCAACGACACCGCCAATGCCACCCATGGTAGCCCAGCTTGCACCTTCCGACAGACCGCCCATAGCCATCATCTTAACGGTATTGCCAATAGAAGTGTCGTCGCCAGTAGAGTAGTTCTGCACAGCTGCATTCGTCGAACCGTAAAGCACACCAGTAACACCTTGGCTCACCATGCCCGAACCTGCCATACGTGCTATACGACCACCTAAAGTACTGTTCGCAATCCTCGCTGTCTGAGCCACACCATTACCGAACACCTTTCCGGCTACGGCAGCGCCAACCTTTCCGGCAGCACCGAACACAGGAGCGTCAGCTACAAATCCTAATGTGCCTCGTGCCACTCTCGCTGCCATACCCGGATTAACATCGGGATTCTCCCCGTTGTCCGTCATAGCCATACCTTGCTGAGCGTATTGTCTCTGCTTCTTCGATGTCATGCCCATAGACATGATAGTGCCAAGCATCGACTCGTTTACACCACGAAGAATGTATTCTGCCGTGCTCTTCGGCATATTACGGCTCAACTCGCTCTTGTCAAAGTCTGATGCCAATTTTGCTTGCAGTCCAGGAATGAGACTCTTTTCTACATACTCCTCCGGACTAAGACCGTATGCAGCTGCTTTCAGTCCTATCTCCTCCTGCATCTTCGGATTTGACAGAAGACTTGTAATGTCCGCATTTGCCTTTTCTTGCAGATGTTTCAATAGCTTATCGGGATCAAGCTCCGCATTATACGCATCGCCTGCTGCCATAAACGAAAATGGAGAAGCCTTGCTGAGGGCCGACTCTGCTGCTGCACCTTTCGCAGTAGCTGTCTTGAACTCATTAATGATATTGCTCGATACGTAGCCGTCAAGGTGTTTGTTGGCAAACTCCAAACCGCTCTCGGCTAACTGGCGTTCAGCCTGCTCTTCAGTGTTTATAATGTGGCTGTTTATATCTGCGTCGCCTGTATCCACAACGGGAGTTTTCAGACGTGCCTCCTTTTCGCGCAATGGTTTCATTACGTCCTTGCCTGCTTCACGTCCAGCCTTCTCTATACGTCTATCGAGTGTCTGCTGCTCTCTGTGTGTCCTGCCAACCATCTGTTTCACAGCACTCGGCTTCGTGTAGTCTATGGGCATCTGCTCTTCATCGCGTCTTTTCAAGGCGTCAGCCTCCCTAAGACCCTTCACAAGCTCACTCTCCTTACCTCCCTCAACCAAAGGCTTAGTAAGGCTCATTGAGGCATAGCGAGGCTCATTACCCGATTCTTCACCTCCCCATTTCTCCTGCGCAACCCTATGCGCTGCCTTACCCAAAGAAGTCTTAGGCTGATACTTTTCCCTTCTCACGGTCTGTCCCGTAAACAGGTGAGCACCGAAGTCACCGACCCTGCCCGCATCCTTCACGTCAACATCACCTCTACGTCCCGTCTTGCGGTCTATCACCTCCATACGGGCACCTGGGAAAGCCTTCGCAAAACCCTCCCTGTCATTGTCAAACGCTGCCTTGTTCACAGTATGCCTGTTTCCCTTGGCATCCTTGAAATAATAATATCTGTTATCTGGCATATTTTATTGTTTATATAGTTACTTCACATACTGGCTCCAGTCTGTACCCCTGCCCTTGTTCGTAGGCTTGCTCTGGGGCTTCGGCTTACTGCCCGAGCCTTGCCATCTGATAGGATTGGCGCCCTTGCGCTGTTCCCTAATCTGTTTCGCCTGACTCTTCGATACGGTCTTCGTCACATTGCGCACCTTCTTCTTGCCCGAAGTGTTCACGCCACGCTGGGCTGTCGCGCTCGTTCTCACGTCCGTATATCCGAAACCGTCTCTGAATGTCTTTCTCAACGACTCGCCCTTGCCAGAGCTGTCAAGCAGACCATAACTGATAGCGCCTTGTATTATCTTGCGTGCTTGCGACATATTCGGCTTCACTACCGTGCCGTCACTTGCAGTATATCCGTTCAGCGCAAGCACCAGCTCACGCTGTTTCTGAGGAGTAATCATGCCCAAACGCCGCATTTCATCCCAAGCCTGCAATTCCTGTTGAGTAGAAAGCTGTTTCTTGCTTGCCAATCGGCCGTACGGAGTAGCATAGCCATAGCCGCCTCCTACACCGCCACTACTGCCGCTTCCCGAGCCTCCAGCCACACGTGCCTCCTTCGCTCTTGCTAAAGCCAGTCTGCTCGCACTGATGCCTTCCTGTGCTCTGTTATGACGTTTCGTTTCGCCAAGTCTTTCTCCCGACAGCTTCAAGTTGCCCTCCTGAATGCCAAGCATACCCTTACGATAATCATCCATGGCCTTAGCCGCTTTGTCTGCACGCTCGCCAGCCTTCTGTTTCAACTCGATGTTCATCGCCTTATAAGCTCTGTCTGCATCTGCTGATGCCTGCTTCATGCGTAGGTTGGCATCCTTATACGCAGCGTCCGCATCCAACGCTGCCTGTCTTGCACGATCATTCTTCCTCTGCTGCAGACCACTCTGCAGTCCCTCCACAGGATTGTTGAACCTCTGCAAAGGCGCACCCTTCGAAGTATTATAGATGTTGCCCATGTGTCTTATAGCATCCGCAAGCGTAGCAATGCGCATCTTGTTACGTGTCATACGCTCGTCGTACTCGTCTGCACTCTCACCACTCCTTATGCCGGGACGTTTCTTTATCAAACCGCCAAGCCAACCGAAGAAACCTCCGTCCTTCTTGGTGTCGTCTTTCTGAAACGTAGGAGCATTCTGCACAACAGGAACATTAGCAGCCCCACCGCCCACAGGCGCACCCACAGGCTTAGAAAGGCTCATTGAGGCATAGTCAGGCTTAGTCTCCACAGACGCACCCGCAGGCCCGAATCTGCCCACTATACCATTACCAGCAAAAGCATTGAACGGCGCAGTGCCCACAGGCGCAGAAGCGCTCACAGCTTTAGCCTCTTCCATCTTCCGTTCTTCACTTCCTACCATAAGCTGCAATATGTTTCTTTATAAGGTCACAAGCACCGTCAATCTGCTTGATGAAAGCCTCAGCCTTGTTGGCACGCTTATACTGAAAAGCTGCCTCCTCCTCAAGCATATCAACGTTCTCACGCAGACGGGCAATGCGCTTGGCGTTCTTCTTCTTTATCCTACCTATCACCCCCTCCTGATAGGTCAAAGCACTCTCAGCCGACTTCAAGCTACGTTCAAACCAGTCACGTTCCTTCGCCACACCAGCAAGCGCAGTCTTCAGACGCTCTATCTCAGCTGTCTGCTCGTCAATGAGCGAATCCCTCAACAGACCCGCTGCCTCCATCACGCGATTAATATCAGCCTTGCTCGGCTCAGGACAAACAACTCTCTTATTCTTTCTTTTCGACATAATCAATCAACATTTAACATTCAACACTCGATTACACTCCCGTCACGTTCTTCAACTTCTTGTTGTCGTACAAGGCATCGTGAATATAGTCATTCTCGTTAAGCTTCGGATTCAACGAACCGCCAGCAGCAGCCTTGACACCAGAAGAGTTCACGTCAATGTTCAGACTATTCTTACCCTTTCCGGAACCCTCCAACATCGAAGCTGCACCCATCAAAGCATTGCTCATGTTCTGACCCGCATCACTCGAATTCTGTGCCTGCTGGTTATAAGCAGCCTCACGCTCCCTCGAAAAGCCCATCTGATTCTGCATGTGCTGAGCAGATACGCTCTCCTTCTTAGCACTGTCACGAGCACCGATGTTCGCAATCGCATCGCCCATCGTTCGGTTAGCCGCCTCCTTCGCCATAGCTGTACTCGCTGCCGTACCTCCTGCAACAGCTGCTGCACCGTCCGCCTTACGGATATAATCGTTCTGAACCTCCTGGGCACGACGCAACAAGTTCTGACCAGCCTTTGTGTCCAGATAATCCGTGTTGTAAGCCTTCTCATACCAAGCCTTCTCTGCATTCGCACGATACTGACGCTCCCTCGCTGCCTTCTTGGCTGCCCTGCGAGCCTTGGCTCCACCAAACAAACTGCCCGCTACACTGCCTGCCAAACTCGCAGCAGCAGCTATCCACTGAGGATTGTTCGCTCCTGAAATCTCACTAATGCCTAATGGCAACCTCAAAAATCTATTCAATTCAAACATATCTGTAAACTTTAATTTATCAATCAACAAAAAAACTACTTCATATACCCAACACGCTAAGACTGTAAACACCAATGACCTCCTTTTACAGGAGTACCTTTCTGGCGGAAACAACAATGACACCCTATCAGCGGAGTACCTTTTCCAGGGAAATTTGGACGAGATAGACAACACGACATTTACACCTATGCTTTTATCTACTATAATTTGTCCGCAGTACCTAAGGGGGGTGGGGGTCTGTGGTCGTCTTCGTGTGTGTCCATCATCCCTGCCGTCCCCATCATCGCCCACCGTCACAGCTCTAAGCATCGCCATCACATATCCTCACCCCTTACACGCACCGTCACACGGCAGAGAAACAGCGTCACATCATCACATCATCATACGCCCTTAGGCTTCATAGAGTGCATCAACACCACAAAATGTATTACTTATGTATTACCTGTGTCGTTATCCGTGTTGTAACTCGCTATATATCAACACTTTGGACGCTTGGTTTATGAACCCGAAAGGGTCACAAGCCTTTTGTTTCGATGATTGGATAGCATCTTAGACACATCTTGGACATACCTTGGACACGCCTTGGACACGCCTTGCAGCCTTGGCAATAGGCTGATTCCGCCCTTTCATCCGCCCTTTGGACGCTTAGACCACGAGAACGAGCCTTGCAACGGCAAATATACGCTCAAATCTGCATCGAATTGCTGTTTTTCGTCCGCTGCCAATGTCACAAAAAAGTCACAAATCCTTTTGTCGGGGCTTCAACACAAAAAACCGACTTTTTGAACACTTTTTCGGGTCTAACCCCCGTATTTTTCGAGACCAAGGGCAAAATTAGAGGAAAATATGAACAGCCGAAAGACATAAAAATGTACGCACGAAAAAGCGGTTTTTGCCACAAAAAGGTCAAAAAAGGGTCTCATAGAACGTGCGAAACTTCGTAAAAACGCCCTAAAGGTCGGAAAATCACAAAAAAAACACAAATACACGCCTTATACGCTCTCGATCTGCGCACAAAGCACCTCACACGCATAAACACAAAAAAGCCACTCCAATGAGGATAGAGTGACTTATATATAAGATATAGGAGAAAGGTGTTTATCTCTCTATAAGGTCTATAAGGGAGATTGAAGAGCAATGGGGAGATAAGGGAGGCTGCGCCTCCCAAGGGCTAACGCCCTGCCCTCCGCTGGCTACCGCCTTGGATGCGAGACTTTCGAAATGATAAATAATGATAAATGTTTACTTAGGTGTAAACAAGTTTGTAAAATATTTTATACCTTTGCACTACAAAACAAAGATATGAAGAAATGGAAGAAAAACCTCTTTTTGAGATTAAAGTATTGGAGGAAGCACAGACTTTTATAGAAAGTGTTCCCCCAGATGCCCGAAAGAAGATATACTACAATATGGGCAAGAGCATGTATTGTATAGACAAGGAGATTTTCAAGAAATTAGAAAACTCTAATATATGGGAATTTCGTACGCTATACAACAAAACCGCTTATCGTCTGTTTGCTTTTTGGGATGATAGCAACAAGAAGTTGGTTATTGCCACTCACGGCATTATCAAGAAAACGCAAAAGACACCACGCAAAGAGATAAAGAGGGCAGAAGATATAAGGATACAATATTTAAAAGAAAACAACAAATAAAATATAGAGATATGAAAGCATATACTTTTGAAGAGTCGCTAAACCGAGCGTTAGGACAGAAGGGCGAACCGCTCCGAGATGAATACGAGAACGAAATGAAGTCCTTTCTTATAGGCGAAAGTATAAGAAAAGCACGTCAGGCAAAAGAACTCACACAGGAACAGCTTGGCGAACTTATGGGCGTGAAACGTGCCCAGGTCTGCCGTATCGAAAAAGGGCGCAACCTTTCACTAAGCACCATTGCCCGAGCATTCAAGGCTATGGGCATTAATGCCACTTTCGATATGGGCAAGTTTGGTAAAGTAGCACTTTGGTAAATACACCAATTATATGGAATTAAGTGTGTAGTCTTCTTATTGGGAGATTACACGCTTTTCTATTTTAAGATAAGGGGCGATGCCCCACGGTGGGCTTACGCCCTCCGCCCCTCGGGCTATCGCCTAAAATTCTTCGTCAATATATTGGTATGGACCGTAATCGAGTCTTGCGGCATACGTTCCGTCTAATTTTATCACATCTATACAGAAGCCAAAATTATCTTGTTGAGGTGACTCTCCACCATAATAATATTTAAACCCATCATCGTCTACCGCTTCTGTCATTTTGTATTTTTTTGCGAGAACACTTTTTATTTCATCCCTTTTTGAGATAGCTTCTTTTGCTGTTTTATATTCGGACGCCATTATACAGCGATTAAAATAGCTAAAACCTGTTGGCGAATACTGAAATTTAAAAAGGACAGTAGAAAAATATATCCCTCCGTAGCTAACACCCCTATAAGTAATACATGTCTTGTCAATATCCCACGAATTAGGCTTACCGAACTTTCTCTCAAGAATGTTCTTTACGTTTGTGTATGAATCACCAAATTTCGCTCCGCATATCTCACGGCAAATCTCACCTTGTGCAAAACTACACAAAGCGAAGAGCGAAAATGCCAACGATAGAAAAAGTTTTCTTATGTTCATATTCTTAGTTATTAGTTATTCTTAGACTTACCAACAGAACTTACACTCTCTATAGCCATCACGCTCAGCCTTATACAATGGCATTTCGTCAGTATAGAGGTCATGAACGCCCTTGCAATGTTCGTCACAATGGTAATACATAGTACTGCTATCTGCCCATACTCTCATTTCCTGGTACTCTTGTTCTTCTCTGTCTCTCTCTTCTTCTGCTTTGCGCTCAACGTCTTTCGTGACATCATAAGTGCAGGTGTTGAAGAACGAGTTTACCAACATGAAGCCAACAACACAGAATCCCAAAATACTAAGCAGGATATTGCCCACTTTACTTAGAAACTTTTTCATTTTGTTATACTTTTTATTTCTTCTACAATGTTATTGAACTCTTCGAGATTATCTGCCGTGTAGTGGACACCCTTGAAACGGATGAAGGCTGCGAACTCTACATCTTTTTCTGCCTCAAACAATTCTCCAACGCTACAACCGATAGCTTCTGCAAATTTCTCAGCAGTTGACACTCGCATGTCATTTTTCTCGTTCAATAATCTACTTACAGACACACGATTAATGCCAAGCCGTTTTGCTATTTCGTCTTGTGTAATACCTCGTTCTCTTAATACTTCTTTTATTCTCATAAGTAACTGTTCAAAATTAATTTTATAAATATGAATAATTCACGAATAAGTTCGTACCCACAGACGCCAAGGCCATGTTCGTACAATAGAAAAGCGAGTCCGTAGTCTCGTAATCTATCGGTCTTATCCA